GCGGCGCGTGCAGTCCGCTGCAAAAAAAGGCCTTTTACTGGTTCTACCCGGTGCATCTGGCCCTGCTGGCCTGCATCACCAACCTGCTGCTGTGAACCGAAAGGGACACCGGACTTTCAAAAGCCGGTGCCCCTTCTTTTTTGCGCACAAAAATGGAAAAAGCCCGGTGATCTCAATGGATCATCGAGCTTTTTCTTGGCGGAGTAGGAGGGATTTGAACCCTCGCGCCGTTGTTTAGACGACCTACGCCCTTAGCAGCGCCAGAAAAAAGCACGCTATAACGATACTCCGTATAATCAAGGGGCGCATCCATGAGCGCATCCCTCTCACTCGTTAAAAATAGCCGTCGCACGCTCAACGGCTGCCAGTTTGTCCTCGAATGCCTGATGACGACTATAGTGCTCGGTGATATCCCGGACAGCGTGACCCAGGATCAGCTTTTGCAGCAGCACCGGAACCTCTGCCCTCTCCATTGCCGTTGCCAGCGTGTGGCGGCAGCTGTGGGCAGTCATGTGCGGCCTGCCACCCCAGCGCTCCACTGATGGGCACCAGCGGTCATAAAAATGCTCACGGCAGCTGTCAGCCAGACCGTGGGTGGCCGTCTGCATGGCCTCGCGCACCAGCGGCACAATGGCCGTTGCAATCGGGATCTCCCGGTTTTTGCCGGCGGCTGTCTTTATGCCGCCCACGATGCATTGACGCTGGAGGTCAATATTGGACAGCTGCACCTGCATCAGCTCACCCGGCCGCATCCCGGTATAGCACAGGATCAGCGCATACCGGGCCAGATCGTCACCGGCACGATACGCCCGCCACATCCCGTGCACCTCGTCCACGGTGTAGGCATCACGCTCGCTGTCTGGCACCGGCGGCAGCTCAATCAGGGCCGTTTTGTCCTGCGCCATGTCCAGCGCCTCGCTGGTGATCGCCACCTCGTACAACTTACCCAGCAGCGTTTTGATGTCCCGGTGGGCATAGTAGTCACCGGGCGCGGCATCTGTCAGCTCCTGCAGTGCCCGGAACGGAATCTGTCCCACCGTCTGCATCTGGATCTGTTCCAGCCGGTTCCATGCAGTCTTATAGTGACTGCGCTTGTCCTTGCTCAGTGCCTGCCATTTTTTTGTGTCCTGCAGGGCTGTCCAGCAGTCGATCAGCCGCATGGAGCGCGGCTGCACACCCGTGCGGGTGTAGTTGTCCAGATATTCCTCGGCGGCGCTGCGGGTGGCAAAGCCGCATTTTCTGCGGGAGTACACAACAACACCAGCCCGCACCACGCGCACCTGTGCGATCCATGTTCTGCCGCGCCGGTATACACTTCCCCGCCCATTGGCGCGCTTTCGGGGCTTCGGTGCTGCTGTGCGCTGCTGCTTTTTGCCGCAGTACGGGCAGTACAGTGCATCTTCCGGGATATCCCGCCCACAGGCGGTTCTTTGACATTTCATCTTATACCTCCACTTGCATCCTTTGCTCAGCGGTGGTATCATAGACCTGCAAGTCCTTTCCAACTTGTAAGGCCTGATGCAACCGCATTCAGATCGGAAACGCTCTCGGTGTTCCAGCACCGGGGGCGTTTTTTATTCGCTGATAGCTCTGAAAATTTCCAATTTCAAAGATTCGTCATCATCGTAGGTTCCATCCATGATAGCCTGTATGATTTGGTGCAAAAGTTCTTTGTCGATTTTGCTGGCAGCAACATTCAAGCAGATATTTTCTGTTTTGGCTAAAAATGTTTCTGCAACAGAAAGATATCCATTCAGAAGTAGAAAAAGCGTAGATAATGTGATCGCCAACCGTTTATTTCCATCGGCAAAACAATGAAATTGGCATGTGCAGAAGAACAAATGCGTCAGCTTATCCACAAAGGTAGGATACCAGTCATCATTCTGGATGTTATGCAGAACACCCTCAAGTCGGCCAAAGTCAATTTCTTCAAGCGTTCCACCGCCACTATACTCAACCGTTTTAGCATGTGTGATCCTTGCCTGTTCTGGCGTGATATATATGATGTTTTCCATTACTGACTTTCCTTTAATCGGGCTAACACATCTCGGTTTTCATCCATCAGCTTTTCAAGTTCGTGTCCAGCATCGCCGAGGAATCGTTCATACTCATTCTTTTCCAATGGACGGATATACTCTTTCAGCTGATAATGGAACGCATCACGCAACGCCATATCACGACTTGCCATTTTTGTTCTTGCTTGTATAATGAGTGGCTTCCAGAGCGGAAGATTTTCAAATGCGGTAAAAAGGTCTGAAAGTTCCCAGTTGTTCAGCTTGTGGCCAAGTGCTGTGGACTGTTGCTTTATCATTTCAGCCAAACCACATTCGTAGGATGCGATCAGCGTGAGGATCTCCGAATAAAAGGTATCCCGTACCCTGTCTTTTGCGCTCAGATTGAGGACTTGCTTATATTCTTTTGCTTTTTCACGGAAAATGCTTTGGTATATCTTATCTGTATAAATTCCGTATTTTGCATTTCCCATATCAACATAATCGCGCAATGCATCCGTAAACTCCCGGCGGTAATTTTCCTCCTGAAGAAACGCTCCCAAAAAATCGCTATCACGTTTGTTGATATACTTGGTTCCACCACCGGCTTTGCGGTTGATAAAGTCAATGACGATATCCAGAATCACCTTTCGCAAACTCTTTGCAGGGTCGCTTTCTACCAAAAGCATCGCCAAATTCAAGAAAGCACGAAAATCAAAAATTGCGATTTGGGAAGTACGGTTACTGATGCTCCCGACATAAATGTCGGGAACATCCTGCGTCTGGATGCAGTCTAAAAAATCCTTCAAACGCTTGCCAATCAAAATTTCATATCCGTTTTCACTAAGTTCACCCTGATTCTCGCTGACATAGCGCTCAATCGTGCGTGTATCGACCTCAAAATACGTTGCAACCATGCTTTTTGTAAAGCAAAGTTTTTCCTCAAAGAGAAATCCCTTTATGTTTGTCTGTTGCTGAATTTCGGCAAGCGCAGCATCATTATTGAGAATATTTTGTCGGTCTATCTGAGATACAGTCAGGTCTTTGTCCACGCTGGTCCCCTCCTCCTTTTACATTAAATCCATGCAAAGCCCCACGGCTTTGCCCTCGATGTGCACAGTCTCAGTCCTTCTTTGCCGCTGCTTTAAGCTTCAAGGATTCCCGATACTGTTCAGCCGGTGCCAACTCGACAAATTCCACAGACTTGTCGTAGTTCTCACGCACGACCTGCTTAATTTCGTCCAATGTAACATTGAAGAACTCGCGGCGCTGGTTCACAAAGTTCAGTTTGCGGTCTGCAAAAGCATTGTGCAGTGCGGCTTCCAACTTGGGCGCATCATTCGAGAAGATCATGGCGTGGACGTCAAAATTAAACGGAACGGAAGCGTCGCTCAGTTCATCCACGCGATCCTGAGGATCAAGGCGGCGGGTCATGCCGATCTTATAAACATTTTCACCAAATGCACCGATGTTGGAAATGACATAAACATAACCCGCGCGCTGGTTTGCTTCACGGTAATCAACATCAGCAAACTCTTTGTCGATTTTGTTGAGCTGCGCCACAAGCTCTGCTTTCTTTTCCTCGATTGCGGCGCGGTCTGCTTCGGATGCTGCTTCCAGCTGCGCATTGATACGCTGCAGGGCGTTCTGATAGTGCTGTTGTTCCTTTTCCAGCTTTTTACGTTCTTCCTCGATTTCTTTGGCCAGCTTGGCTTCCTCGCGCATTCTTGCACGGGCTTCTTTCTGCTCTTCCTTTTCCTGCTGCTTCTTCTGTGCGTACTCAAAAGCAAGGTGCAGCTCCTCAATCTTCAAACGGTAATACTTCGGCTGAACGCTGACATCCATAATCGAGCCCAATTTGGAAATCGCATCTCTCGATGAAGTGATACGCTTTTCACTGGCTTCGATATTGTTATATTTAACGTGCTCGATCACGTCATCGCATTCCGAATTGAACGCTCTCAAGAGCAGCTTCTGCATATCTGAAACCATTTTTCTGCCCTTGGATTCGCTGTTGTTTACCGTCCAGTTCGTGTTCCCACTGACAGCGGTTTTATTTTTCACCATATCTTTTTGCTCTGCACGGATTTCAAGCAATCGTGCTTTGTATTCGTCCGCATTCATGAAGGAGTATCGCGGAGTGTACAGCCCGAAGCTCTGCATCAGGACTTCCTCGTTCGTTTCGACGAGCTGGCCTTTTGCTTTTCGCAGCTCCTCCATTGTGTCGTTGAGTTCTTCCTGACGGCTGTGCAGATTTTCCTCTACTCTGGAAAGCTCATCGCAGGAACTTGAAATTTCGCGGTTGATATCGTCCAACGTCCGGCTCTCGGACGGCATCGCAGCTTTAAGCTTTTCAATTTCCGAATTAAGGCGTTCAATCTCTTCTTTTTCTTTTCTTCCAAACAGAGACATTTGCAATTCCTCCCAATTTTATATATCTCGGCAAAGCCCTACGGCCTTGCCTTCAATCGTTACGGTGTTCATGTCCTCTTTGGCCAGGATAATACTTTCAAATGCCGGGTTTTCTGCCCGGAGCTCAATAAAGCTCTCGTGCAGGTACACTCGCTTCAGGGTGGCATCGCCCTCGATCCGCACGGCGGCAACCTCGCCGTTTTCCACCGTGGGTTGGCTGCGGATGGCTACCAGATCGCCGTCATGGATCTTGGGCTCCATGCTGCTGCCCTCGCAGGTCAGGGTAAAGGTAGCGTGCCACTTTTCAGGCACACAGACCATCCCCTCGATATTCTCCTCTGCAAGGATGGGCGTACCGCATGCGATCCGGCCCACCAGCGGCACCTGCACCAGCTCCGGCATGGGCTGGAACCCCGGCGGGATCTCCGGCTCATCTTTGAGCGAAACGGGCTGATTCCCGTCCAGCACGGCTATCACATCATTAAAATCCATGTTGATTGCCTGCGCCACCGCCTTGATCGTCTCAAGCGATGGTATGACGGGCTTGTTATTTACCGGGTTTACGTTTCGTTCCAGAATGGATATATATGCCTTGCTCAGCCCGGACATTTTGGCAAACTGATCCATACTGTAGCCATGTTCTCGGCGGTACTCTTTTATCAGATCGCCCAGAATCACGTTGAACCACCTTCCTTTCTTGTAATGGTGTCAAGTACATCATACATTTTGCTAGACAAAAAATCAAGTCTTTTGTCAAACTTGCTTGACATTATGCGTCTAGTCTGCTAGACTATGTGCAAACAGAGGAGGTGACGAAAACGATGCCGTTTAAAATCAAGGAAGCACGCAAGGAGAAAGGTTACACTCAGGAGGAGCTTGCAAAGCGCGCAAATGTTTCCCGCGCGACCATTATCGGGCTGGAAAATGGCTCTGTCACGGTAACGACTACCGACACCCTGACTAAAATCGCAAGTGCCTTAGACAAAAAGGTGAGCGATATTTTTTTAGCATGAGCGTCTAGTAAACTAGACAAATATAGAGGCCTGAGTATGAAAGCTTCAAGTAAATATCTCCTGATGGCCGCGGCCAACATCGTCCAGCAGCTGGCTGACCAGAACAGCGGTGTGCAGGTGCTGGCCATGGAGAGCAAGAAACCCGACTATGACGATTTTTGCAGCCTGCTGGGCTGCGAGCTGGAGACGCTGCAAAAAACGCTGCAGCTCATCGCCGATCAGGAGGAGGCAGATATCAGTGCGGCATATATTGCAGGGCATCCGTGATGATCTGGAGATCCTGTACTACCGGTTCGAGGTCTGGCGTTGCCAGCGTACCATTGACCGGTGCAATTGGGTGATCTCCATTTGCCATCGGATCGAGCGCTGGATGGGAGGGAGTGAGGACACAAGATGGAAAGACTGACAAGCCCGCGCTGCAACGGGATCAAGACCGGCTACTGGAGCCTGGCCAAGAAAGAGGATCTCGTGCAGCGGCTGGGTGCCTATGAGGACAGCGGTCTGGAGCCGGAAGAGGTCAGGGCGCTGGCCGAGAAACGTAACGTTTGCCGCGAGGTTTCCACCCGCGGCTGAAAGGAGAACAGCATGAAACCGTTTATCAGGCCACAGGCGGCAGTTGAGTATCTGCGGGACGTAGGTTTTTCGATTGGGCGTGAGACCCTGCAGGCCGGGCTGCAGCAGCGGGTTTTCCCGTTTGGCGACTACATCCACTCACCCGTGCCCGGCGGGCAGGATGTCTATATCATCTACCCGGTGTTGCTTGCCAAGTGGGCCGCAGAGCGCAGCCCGGCGGCAAAGCCGGAGGACGCGGAGCGGATCGGCGTGAAAGAAAAGGATGGTGCAGCATGAAGATCACAGCCAGCGATGAGGGCAGTCTGACCGGCAAGGTCAAGCCGTATCTGCGTGTGCAGTATGGTGACGATGGAAACCCGGAGGTTGAAACAACCTGCATCGGCATAGATGCAACAAACCTTTGTATTGCGCTGGTGGCTGCTCTGGCCGCAAACAGCGCAGACCCCGAAACGTGGTTGATCCGGGTAATGACCAACGCCGCCGATCTGCTGGATCGCGTGGAAACTGAGGAGGACAACGACAATGAAACGGTATCTTAAAATTTTCGGCGTGGCATTTCTGGCTGGCGTGGGTGCAGCCCGGGTGCTGATCTGGCTAAACATGGGCATTGTGCACCTGCTGGTCATGCAGGGCGGCTGGGAGGCAGTTGCAGCGGTCAAGGCTGCGCCGTGGGTGCTTGCTGCGGTTGGCAGCGGTCTGATCTTCAGCATTGCCGTGATGCTTGCCGACAGCAAGCACTACGAGCACACCGCCCTGAAGCAGCAGAAAACCGCCGTCAAGACCTCCAACGAGAGAAAGGCGGGGTAACATGGACGACCTGAAAGAGCTGCGCGCTTTGCGGGATCGGCTGCTGCAAACCGTTGGGTGGTACACCGGCAAAGCTGAAAACGGAAACACCGAGGTGAAAACCGATGATGTGATTCAGCGGCTGCGCTGGGTACTGAACGGTGAAGAGCCACGGTGGGGGACCTGACCATGCCAAACTTTTACAGCAGCTGCTACTGGTACACCGTCTGGGAAGCCAAAACCGGCAACTTGATCGCGTCCGGCACGTCCGCTATGGTCGCCCGGCGGCTTGGCTACAAAGGCACCGCTGCCTTTACCACGCATTACAGCCACACCCAGACCCGGAAACCCAAAAATCCGTATAAATACATCATGCAGCGGGAGCTCATAGAGCGCCGTGAGGCCGAATTGCCCCCGCCGCGCACCAGAGGAAAAGGAAGGAAAAAATCATGAAAATCACCATTGAAACCATCGGTGACAATATCTCTGTCAACATAAAAGCACCGGAAGGGACTTCTCGTGCTGATGTCTCAGCCACCATGAGCCTTGCACTGGCGAGCACTGTGGCCTCGGTAATCCCGGCGGATGCACCTTCTGCCGCACGCATGAAAGCTGCGTCCTCCCTTGCTGATATGATCGCAACGGCAGTGAAGCAGAATTTTTTGGAAGTCGTCACCGGCAAGGCTGGAAAGGCTGCCGTCTTTACCGACAAGGAGGCAGCTTTCCTCTCCAAACTGATGGGCTTATGACCGGGCAAAAAGAAAGAGCCTGCCCGTGCGCCAACACGGACAAGCTCAAAGAAAATATGAACAATTTTCTCCCACCAGAGTATAGCACAGATCTGGATCAGCTGCAATATGCCGGCATCCTGTACTACGCCGTGGATGGCCATGGGCACAAGTTTCAGGCCTCCACGGTACTGCGGCTGAGCGATCCGCAGTTGGGTGAGCTGATCCACTGGCTGCACTACCACCTCAAGGGCAGCAATCCGCCGCCTGCCCTGTATCATCTGGAGATGCTGCTGAACAATCTGGAGTATCTGCGCGGCGGCAGACACTACCTGTATAACTCGATCTATCAGATCACCCGTCTGGAAGCGTACCCATGAAAACACTGATCTATGTGATCCTCGGTCTGGATCTGCTCTATGTTGCCCTGATGTACCGCCACAACAACCGATAACAGCGCCCTCCACTGGTGGCAGGAGGTAAAACAAGAGCCACTGCCACCCCCTTTGAGATGCAAAAACCGACTGGATCAGTCGTATCTGATCGGGCCGCATGTTGAGCCTCTCTCATTGTGACAAGATGTGTGGTATTGGGGCCACACGGGACTCCGGCGGGCCTTGATAGGCCGGTGCGTGCAGAAGCAGCACAATAGAAAAAAATCCGCAACAACCTATTGCGTCAAAAGGTGGGTGACTTTGTATCCGTAAGACTCGCACCCGGTAATAAACAGTTGAAAAGTAGTGTCGGTGACTGCTGGAACATAGACAGCCTTCCGATGGCGGCAGGAAGTAAAACAAAAGCCGCTGCCAGTGTACCAAAGCACAGAAAGGAGATGATCCCATGGGCCGTATGGTTACGGTTGACGAGTGGGCCGAGATCCACGGCAAAACTCATGCCACGGTCATGCGCAAGATCTACGCCCACGCATGGCCGCAGGCGCAAAAGGTCTATCAGAACGGGAAACCCGTGTGGATGATGGACGAGGATTGGCTGTGGCCCCGTGCCATGACCCCGACCAGGCAGGCCAAGCTGCTCTGCGAGATCCGGCACCTGATGCCGCCGGTGATCTACGCCACCACGGCGGACGGTGTGGTCATCTGCATGGTGACTTGCACCAAGCACACCCACATTGCCTGCGGCGTGACCGCGGACGAGATGAATGATCTTTGGAAAGCCCCCCCGGCGGCACGTTCGGCCGCACAGGCAGCCTTGCAATATGGTTGGCTGCACCCGCTGGCTGATCCGAGATCCTACAACGAGAAAGGAGAGCGTTTGCAGAATGTCTACAACCGCAAAAAGTAACGCGAAAAGCACCACCCGCAGAAAGCCCGTCCAGAGCGCGCAGGAGCGCCCGGCGACGCAGGCGGTACAGTTTCCCCTGTTTGCCCCCAAACCCCGTCAGACAGCCCCGCAGGAGGTGCAAGTGGTCATTTGCGAGTGCAGTGCAGATGCCGTGCGCGTCCGGCTACTGCCTGACCCCGCTGCCGTCTGGTGCATGATGGATGAGACGTTTGGCACGCTGGGCTGGACGCGGCGCTACTACTTCGCAGATGGCCGTCTCTGGTGCGGCGTGGGCGTGTATCACCCGCTGATGAACAACTTCGCCATCAAGGACGCAGCTGCCCCGGCGGGCAAGCTGCAGATCTCTAACCCCGACAAGTGGAAGGAAAACGGCAGCTTTCTGGCTGCTTGCGCGCTCTGGGGTGCCGGTGCTGACGTGATGGCACTTCCCTCCCTGACCTTTGCCGCCGATCAGGTCAGCATTGACCCGGTGCACAAGCGGGCAAAGAACCCCAACGACCCGCCCACGGTGGCGGGCTACCGTCTGCACAGCGCTCTGACCGTGGACAAGCTGCTGCGGGCTGAAGATGGGCACATCATCGGTGCGCAGCTGCTGCAGGGAGAGCGTAAAGTGGTATGGCAAGCAGAGTGATCGGCCGCCTGCCGGTGGTGTATTATCCACAGACCGGCAAGCTGGAAGTGGAAAGCGCCGGGGAATTTGTGGAAACTCAGCTCTTCCAGCGGCTGGATGAACTGGCCAAGGACAAGCCCCTGCGCCTGACCCTGACCGTGGAGCCAGAGCACCACAAGCGTAGCACGGCCCAGAACAGCCTCATGTGGGCACTGCTCACCATCATGGCAGACCATTACAACGGCGGGCGCACCGGCGGCGTGACCCCGGAGGACTGCTATCTGGAGATGCTGGAGAAGTACGGTGCCAAGGTAGATTATCTGGAAGTCCCGGCGGGTGCTCTGGACATCCTCCGCGGCTGTTACCGCATCGTCCATGTGGTGGAGATCCTGGACACCAACCGCTGCACGGTCAAGTGCACACAGGGTTCCAGCACCTTCACCACCGGCGAAATGAAAGCACTGATCGACGGGATCTTTGACCGCCTCGCTGAGATGGGCGTCAATGATCCCGTGGTAACTGCTTATTGGCAGGAATGGAGTGAACCATGAAACGCAAACGCTTTGAAAAGCTGATGATCTCGCAGCACAAATCACAGGCTCGCGATATCCGGCAGGCTGTCCGTACCATCATCGAACTGCGCCACTACTCTGAGGGGAACAAGGGCGTCCTGATGGTCTACAACGAAAAAGCCGAGTGCTTTACGGAGGCCACGCTGTACCCTTACGACGAAATGTATGCCAGGATTCAGAGAGGCCAGGGCGCTATTGGAAAGGAGTCTTGACAGATGACCAAGAAAATGACCCGCAAGCGCTTTTGCAAGCTGCTGATGGCTCACGGAACCGACCGGAACACCGCACGGGACTTGGCGCAGTGTATCAACGCCGCCCGGCGGTATGGCTTCATTGATGGGTTCACCATTAAACTTGTCAACGGCCAGAAGTATCAGGTCGACAATGTGCACTCTTACCGCGAGGCTTATGAGAGCACGCAAAAGGATGGGGTGCCGCTTGTCTAAAAGCATCATTCAGGCAGAGCGGGAGTGCTATATCTGCCGCCGCTGGTATGCGGTAAAAACCACGCGCGGGCTGGAGGAGCACCACATCCTCAATGGGCCGCTGCGCAGCTTCTCTGAGCGGCACGGTCTCAAGGTCTGGCTGTGCCACCAGCACCACAACGAGCCGGGCATGAGCCCGCACCACAACGCCGCCTGCGCCCAGACCCTGAAAGCCGTTGCGCAGGCAAAATATGAGGAGAAGAACGGCCCCGGCGCACACGCTGCATGGATGGCCGCCGTTGGAAAGGACTATATCAATGCTTAATGTTACCGCTATCATGGGCCGCCTTGTGGCGGATCCTGAGCTCCGCACCACCCCGGCGGGCGTGAATGTCTGCCGTTTCCGCATTGCCTGTGACCGCAATTTTGCAAAGCCCGGCGAGCAGCGTCAGGCCGATTTTGTGGATATCGTGGCATGGCGGCAGCAGGCGGATTTTGTGTGCCGCTACTTCCAGAAGGGCAGTCTGGTCGCCATCAATGGCCGTCTCCAGACCAACAACTATCAGGACAAGAACGGCAACAACCGTACATCCGTTGCCGTGGTGGCGGACAACATCAACTTTGCGGGCTCCAAGGGCACCAGCAAGCCGGTGGACGAGGGCGGCGAGGCTGCCCCGCGCTCTGATGCCTGGCCGAAAGCAGACCCGCCTGCAAACTACGGCGGCGTGGACGATTTTGCAGTGATTGATGACAGTGACGATCTCCCGTTTTGATTCAGGAGGACAAGCAGGATGAGAAAAGACGGATATGTTGTGGTGCAGCCGTGGATGGTCACAGACTACAACCTCAACGGCAACAAACTCTTGATTTATGCCCTGATCTGGGGTTTTTCACAGGACGAACAGTCTTGCTTTTATGGCTCTGTCAGCTACATTGTGGAGTATTTCAAGCTGAGCAAACGGGCCGTGCTGAACCTGCTGGCTGAACTGGAAAAGGACGGCCTAATCCGCAAGTGGACTGAGCCGGTAAACGGCAGGCCCACAAACCGGTATGCAGCGCTTCGCCCTGCGGCGTGTGCTTCTGCGTCTGATGGGTGCAAAAAGTGCACCGGTGAAGAAAATGCACCGGTGAATAATGTGCACTCTGATGGGTGCAAAAAGTGCACCTCTACCGGTGCAGAATGTGCACCCAAGAAAGAAAATAATAATAAAAGCGAGAATAAAGGGCCGTCCGCAACTCGTTTTTCACCGCCTACGGTGGAACAGGTCAGAGCGTACTTCCGGGAGCGTGGTGTCCCGTCTGCTGATGCTCAGACCGAGGCTGACAAGTTCGTTGATCGGTACGAGGCTAACGGGTGGATCGTGGGTAAAACCAAAATGAAGGACTGGAAAGCGGCAGCGCGTAACTGGCTGAGGAACCGGAAAGAGTGGGGCCAGCCCGCTGCACAGGCTACACCCCCGTATGGCGGGCGTACATGGGAGGATCTGTGATGGATGTGCAAAGCGTGTTGATCGGCGCGCTGCTGATGGACGATCAGCTGGCACCGTATTCCCTGCCAGAGTTGAGCATTGAGCACTTCCGACCTGAATTGCAGCCAACCTTTGCAGCGGTGCAGGGCTTCTGGATCACAAAGGGCATTCTGGATATCATGCAGATTGTGGCAAAATACCCGGATCAAAAGCAAAACCTGATGTCTTGCGTGTCCTCCTGTGAGAGCGAGTGCATCCGCATAACCCGTGACCGTGTGGAAGAATGGACGCGGATCATCATGGAGGATGCTGCAAAGGTGCGTTTTCAGAGCCTTGCCTTTAAGGCCGTGGATGCTGCAACCGCCTTTGATGACCTGCCGGATCTGTATCAGCAGATGGGTCAGGCGCTGGATATCCACACCGAGAAGGGAGACTTTCAAAGCGTAGGCGAGCTGCTGGATGATTATATCCGACACTTGGGAGAGAAACCCCGGTACATCCGCACCGGTCTGTCCAAGCTGGACGAAAACCTGCATCTCGTCCCCGGCAACTATTTCGTGATCGGCGGCAGACCAAGCGCAGGTAAGACCGCTCTGAGCCTCCAGCTTGCTGCTGGCATGGCCAAGCAGGGCAAGCGTGTGTGTTATTTCTCGCTGGAAACAGACCCGGCCACATTGCAGGCCCGTCTGATTGCCAACCAGCTGTATGCTCCTCTCTCGGCGGTCAAAAATAAAACGCTGTCCATGAACGAACTTGACCGGCTGGCCGATATGAAGCGCTGGCCGCTGTTCATCCGTTCCGCAGCTGGCAAGGGTGTGGCGTGGATCAAGGCACAGGCCCTCCGAATGAAAGCAGATATCATTTTCGTGGACTATTTGCAGCTGATCCATGAGCGTGGCAGCAGTGACCGGTACAATGCAATCACAGAGATCTCCATTGCGCTGCATGAACTGGCCCAGACAACCGGCATCCTCGTTGTGGCGCTGGCCCAGCTGAACCGCAACGCTGCACGGGCAGAGCCGTCCAACGCGGATCTGCGTGAATCCGGCCAGATCGAACAGGACGCGGATGCTATTTTGCTGCTGTCTGCTGACGGTGACACCTATTTCAGCCGCCTGACCAAAAACAAAGAGGGCCGCGTGGGCAATGCCGGGCTGGAATTTGACAAGATGACGCAGCGCTTTACCTGCGTGACCGCAAATTAACAAAAGGCTGCCCGGCGGGGCGCAAAGTCCTTGCATGGGCAAAGCTGCCGGAGCCATACGGAGGAAAATGAAATGCGTGTACTTATAGCTTGCGAGGAGTCACAAGCGGTTTGCAAAGCGTTTCGACTGCGGGGACATGAGGCGTATTCTTGTGACGTTCAGGAACCGTCTGGAGGACACCCTGAGTGGCACATACACGGAGATGCTTTGGCACCTCTTGATGGGGGGCAGGTCATAACGATGGACGATAAAAGTCACTACATTGACGCATGGGATCTCTTGATTGCACACCCGCCTTGCACCTACTTATCCAAAGCCGGCGCAAACCGTTTGATAGTCAACGGAAAAATTCAAGAACCTCGGTATGAGAACGGAATCCGAGCACGAGATTTTTTTCTGAAATTCTGGAATTCCGATGTGGAACGGATTGCGATAGAGAACCCTGTCCCTATGAAAATTTGGGAACTGCCCCAATACAGCCAGATCATTCAGCCGTATATGTTTGGAGATCCGTATATAAAGACAACTTGTTTGTGGCTGAAAAATCTTCCTATGCTTTTCGCAACAGATGTTGTTGTGCCGACCTCTAAATGGGTGTCTGCATCAGATCACCGTGCAAAAAAGACCGGTGACGCATGGGCGAAAAGTGGACACAGGAGCGCAAAGGTAAGAAGCAAAACATTTCCCGGCATTGCAAATGCAATGTCTATGCAATGGGAGCCTAAATAGACAACGGAGGAGGATGCAGTCCGATGATCTATGAAGAAAAAAAGGAATGGTTGCGGCGGTACCGCAAAGCCGCAAAGCTGGAAAAGATCAAGTTGGAAGAGGTAGAGCGGTACCGTACAGACGCGGAGCATATCACGCAGGTGCTCTCCCCTGTTCCCGGCGGCGCTGGTGACGGTCAGGCATTGCCCAGATCTGTGGAGCGCATCGCGGATGCAATGCAGGCAGCCAACGCGCAGGTGATGGAGTGTCAGAGGATCTGCAAGGAGATCCTGAGCGTCATGAACCAGACCGTGGACATACAGGATTACGAGATCCTGTACCTGCGGTACATCGGCGGCAAGAAGTGGGAGCAGATTGCCGTCAAGATGGGCATGGAAGTAAGCAGCGTATACAGACGGCACAAGAGAGCCGTCAAGGCGCTGGACGTCCCAGAACGCCAGTAAATACCATGTTTTGGGGGCACTTTGCAATACAATACCATGTTTTGAGGGCAACTTGCACTGTTTTTCAATGTTTTGCCTGTGATATTATTAGACTGCGAAAGCCGCAAGGAGCTGGACAACATCCAACACCCTGCGGCTTTTGTATTGCTCGGCTGCGACAGGGGAACAACCTTTATCGACCAACAGCCTGAATGTACCAGCCGGGCATTTTGCTTTGCTATCCAGCGGCACCGTCCGGGCCTGTACCCGGCGGGGCCTTTGAATAGACGCGGGTTCTGGACATCATCCCACAATGTGCATGGCAGCATAGCCAAGCGGTTTCCCTTCCATTCTGACCAGCAAGCTGCCGTTGCGGGCAGCTGTGCACATCCCATGCCGTTGTAGCTCAAGCAGAGCACCGTCCGGTCAGGGCGGGTCACGATGCCGGTTCAAGTCCGGCCAACGGCTCCATATTTACCACCCCCGGCCTCGTTTGTACCCCGGGGTCATTTTATACCCTGCCCCTGCCGCGAAGCACCCCGGCCCTGCAAAAGGCCCCGGAGTGTTTGCCGGGGCACAAGATCTGCCTGCCATTGCGCAGGCTTTTTTGTCTGTCAGGAGGTGGATTGCATGGGCAACCCGCGCTATGCCAACGGCCAGCTGCGGCGGCGCAACCGGGCCCGGCTCCGGGCGATGGGCGGCGAATGCGGCATCTGTCACGGGCGTTTCGGTCCGATCCATTACGATGAGCCTTCCGACGCGCAGCACCCGCTGTCCTTCGTGGTGGACGAGATCAAGCCGGTTTCCCGCTGGCGGGAGTTCGGCTACCCATCGGCGCGGGCCGCTGCGGAGGATTGGGACAACCTCCAGCCCGCGCACTGGTTCTGCAACGCGCAGAAGGGCAACAAAACCGGGCAAAACGGCCCGAAAACGGGCAGATTCGTGCGGATTCCGAAGGTTTCTGACGGTGACTGGTGAGGGGTAGGGAGGGTTCCCCTCCCCCGCCCACGGCGACTCCCGCGCTGTCCAGCGCCGATTTACACACGGGAAAATTTCAAGGAGGTGTTCCGGGCCATGGCGACCATGAAAAGCATCACGGCACGGGGCACCCGGCTGGACCAGCTCAAACAGCTGGCCAGGGTACTGGCGGCGGGCATCGACACCTGCGAGGATTGCCGGGCCCTGCCCCAGCTGACCAAGCAGTACCGGGAGACCATCCGGGAGATAGAAGAGATCGAAGGAGCAAACGACGATGGCGACGAGATCGGCGAGATCCTCGCAGAGCGTGAAAATGATGGGAAGCCAGGAGCCGTCCGAACGCATCGCGCCGGAGTACCGGGCCACTGACGGGCCGGATGCGGTGCGCATCCTGCGGGCGGGCGGCACCGTGCTGGACCCGTGGCAGAGCGACATCCTGGACGACTGGATGGGCCGCACCGTGTCCGGCAAATGGACCGCCCCCACCGCAGGCGGCAGCGTGCCCCGCCAGAACGGCAAGAGCCTGCTGGTGCAGGGGCGGGCGGCGTCCGGCATGCTCATGTTCAACGAAACGGTCATCTACACGGCCCACCTGCAAAAGACCGCCACCGAGACCTTTGAGGAAATGCGGGCCTTTTTTGAGGGGCCGAAAATGCGCCGGTATGTTTCCGAGATCCGCACCGCCCTGGGCCGCGAGCAGATCATCCTGAAGAGCGGCGCGCGCATCAAGTTTCTGGCCCGCACCCGCAACGGCGGACGCGGCCAGCACGGCGACCTGCTCATCTTCGACGAGGCGCAGGAGCTGGACGAGACCGCACAGGGCAGCTTCATCCCGGCCATTTCGGCCAGCCTGAACCCCCAGACCATCTACGTCGGCACCCCGCCCGGCCCGGATGCCGTGGGCACCGTGTTCCGGGCCCTGCGCAAGCGGGCGCTGGAGGGCGAGGCCAAAAAGGCCGCGTGGTTCGAGTTCAGCGTGCCGGAGATCGGCGACGTGAAAGACCCCGCCCGCTGGGCAGCGGCCAACCCGGCACTGGGGCGGCGCATACAGTACGGCACCATTGAGGGCGAAAGCGAACAGCTGGACCCGGACACCTTCGCCCGGGAACGCCTGGGCTGGTGGAGCCCGGTGGCCACCGAACATCTGGACTATGCCCTCGACCGCAAGGCGTGGGCAGCCTGCGCCAGCGAGGACGAAAAGCCGGAGGGCAAGACCGCCTACGGCGTCAAGTTTGCCGCCGACGGCAGTTCCGTGTGTCTGTGCGGCGCGGTCATCCCGAAGGAGGGGCCCGCCCGCGTTTCTCTCATCGACCTGCGGCCCACCGGGCAGGGCCTTGCATGGCTGGCCGACTGGCTGTGTGACCGGTACGGCAGGGCAAGCTGCGTGGTCATCGACGGGCGCAACGGCGTGGACGTGCTGGTGGAGCGCATCCGGGAAGTCTGGAAGGCAAAGAACGCGGTCGTCCGGCCCGGAGCACGGGACGTGATCGCCGCCGTGAGCCTGTTCACCAACGCGGTGAGCGAGGGCGGCCTGACCTGGTACGCACCCCAGACCGCCCTGAATGAGAGCGCTGTCACCGCAACCAAGCGCCCCCTTGCGGGCGGCTTTGGCTTTGGCGGCGAGAACAGCCTGCCGGTGGAAGCCTGCGCGCTGGCTCTGTGGGGCGCAAAGACCTGCCGCCGCGACCCTACCCGCAAGATGCGCATCGGCTGAAAGGAGCACCATGTTCGTTACCCTGAATTTTGGCCCGGTGGAGGGCCTGAGCGCGGAAGAACTGCAGCAGCTGCAGGATCTGGCCGACGCCTACAACTACCACCAGAGCCGCAACCGCCTGAAAGATAAATATTACGAGGGCCACGTCACCCTGCGGGACGTGAACCTTGGCATTGCCCTGCCGCAGGGCCTGCGCAACCTGGAAGTGGGCTGCAGCTGGGGCCAGAAGGCCGTGGACGTGCTGGCAGCGCGCTCCATGTTCGACGGCTTTGTGGGCACCGGCGGCAGTCTGGACAGCCTTGCAAAGCTGGTGGCCGATAACCGCCTTGTGGCACAGTACGCCAAGGCCTGCCGGGACGAGCTGAAATACGGCTGCACCTTTGCCACTCTGTCCGGGGACAACGCCATCGGCTGCAGCATCCGGTTCCACTCGCCTGCCACGGCAGCCGCCCTCTGGAGCGGCGAGAAGGGCCGCATCGACTGCGGCCTTGCCGTCGTGGACACCGTGAAGGATGAGCATTTTTCCGACACATGGCGGCCCTCCGTGGTCAACTTCTACACGGATGACGCGGTCATTGTGCTGAATTCCAATGGCAGCTTCTGGACGGCACAGCGCTGCGCTCACAAGATGGGCCGTCCGCTGATGGAACCGCTGATCTGGAACGCCACCAACTCCAAGCCCTTCGGCCGCTCCCGGTTGAAAAAGCCCATTCGCGCTCTGATCGACGATTACATCCGCACGGCGGTCAACGCCACCATCGCGCTGGAGTTTGCCACCACGCCCCAGAAGTACATCCTCGGCGTGACCGATGAGCAGTATGACGCCATCATTTCCAACAAATTCAAGACCTACATGGGAGCCATCATCGCCGCCACGGCCAACCCGGAGACCGGCGAAAACCCGACCCTGGGCCAGCTGGCACAGGGCAGCCTGACGCCTCATGTGGAGAAGATGCGGATGACCGCCACCCAGTTTGCGGCGGCCACCGGCCTGACCGTGACCGACGTGGGCGTTGTGAACGACGCCAACCCCACCAGCAGCGACGCCATTCTTGCCCAGAGCCAGACGCTGGTGCTTCTGGCCCAGCAGCTGAACACCGGCAACGGCGACGCGCTGCGCACCATTGCCTGCATGGCACAGGCCGTGGCACGGGACTGCCGCCTGGCCGACCTGACCGAGGAAGAGACCGGCATCATGGCCCACTTCAAGAACCCCGCCATGCCCAGCGTGGCCGTGACCGCCGACGCCGCCATCAAGATCGCATCCGCCCGGCAGGAGTTCGCCGGCACGGACACCTTCCTGGAGATGATCGGCTTTGACCAGGCGGACATCCGGCGCATCAAGGCGCAGGAACAGCGGGCGCGGGGTGCACAGGTGTTGATGGAGATGGAAGATGAAACTGACACAAGCGGCATGGGATGATTACATTTCCCGGCTTTCCCAGCTGAACCAGAAGGCCGGACAGCTCATGCGGGAGTACATGGACGAGCACCCGGAAGCCGACACCGACGCCCTCATCCGCTACGCCTATGCCCTTGTGACCAAGTACGGCGAGGGCAGCGCAGAGCTGGCCTGCCAGATGTACGACGCCCTGGCCGAGGCGCAGGGGGTCACCCTGCCCGCCGCAGAACCGGCACCCACCGCCACCTATGGCGAGGTAACCGGCATGGTCAAGGCCACGCAGGACAGCCCGGCAAACCTGCAGAGCGGCGTTTCCCGCATGGTCAAGCAGGCCGGGGCCGATACCACGGTGCACAACGCCATCCGGGACGGTGCCGAATGGGCGTGGGTTCCCCACGGCGACGCCTGCCCGTTCTGCCGGATGCTGGCCTCCAACGGCTGGCAGCGGGCCAGCAAGAACCTGCTGAAGAAGGGCCACGCCCAGCACATCCACGCCAACTGTGACTGCGAGTTCGCGGTGCGGTTCAGCCGTGGCTTTGACGTTGCCGGGTACGACCCGGAAGAATACCTCCGGCAGTACCGGGAGGCGGGCGGTGACGTGAACGCATGGCGGCGGATTGACTATGCAGCCCGGAAGGACGAGATCAATGCACAGAAAAGGGCGGCGTATGCGGCTCAGGCGTACCGAAAAGACAGAGGCGCAGTCAGCGAGATATCTCTGATTCGGCGTTCGGAGGAAGTCAAGCTCTCTGTAAGACAGGTTGAATCTTACAAAACGCCGGTTTATGTTTCAGACCAAGCAACAATAAAGCCGAAAGCTCTCCATAGAATCAATCAAAATACCGAAAAAGCGCTTTCCGACTGGGGTGTCAGCCTTGACCGGAAGCCCAAAATCATCGTTGTCGGCGATAACGAGCTGCGCGGCGCAGTCGGTATTTACGACCCGTGCGAGAACGTTGTTTATTATGCGGAAAGCGTTGGCAAAAAGACTGTTCAAGACGCTTCTGGTGGTTTCGGAGTAATCGAAGCTCACGAAATGTGGCACATGAAACAGGCCGAGGACTTCCGGCAGTCCGGCTGGGTTATCACCCGTGAAAACCGTGCAGAATATCTTGATGCCCTGTGCAAAAAGTGCAAAGGACGCATTGACAAACTGGGTATCACGCGCGATAATGTAAGAGAGTTAAGCCAATACGCAGCTGATATGTATTTAGGCGAACGTTTTGACGAAGTCGAAGCAGAATTCATGTCATTAAGGAGGCGAAAATAATGGTCATTCTGAAATACCCGTCGGATATTCAAAAATTGATTGATATTTTCGACCCCTACCGTGAAGCCATTTCGTCCAAACAATTTGACCAGATTCCACCTGAAGCGGTGGACGCATTCAACAAGTTCAAACAGTGGTCTTGGGAACAAGACCAGTAATCCAACCACGATGCACCCGCACCGTGGTTTTTTGTTGCCCATTTTCAAGCACTGTGCAAAAAATGCACGGTGCTTTTTTCATGCCGTCTTAGCTCATTCAGGAAGAGCGCCGGTCTCCAAAACCGGAAGCGGGAGGTTCGATGCCTCCAGACGGTGCCACGCAGCGGGCGGTGCGTAACCCGCCCAAGACCGAATACTGACAGCGAACAGTGTATAAAAACTGTGGTCACACAACCTGAAAGGAGTTTCCACCATGAAACGCGAAGATGTGAAGAACAAGATCCCCGGCATCACCGACGAGCAGCTGAACTGGCTCATGCAGGAAAACGGCGCGGACATCAACCGGGAGAAGTCCGCCGCCACGGCCCTGCAGACCCAGCTGACCGCCGCACGGGCCCAGCTCAAGACCGCACAGGACGGCCTTGCCGCCTTTGACGGCAAGAAGAAGCCGGAGGAATACGAGGCCGAGCTGGCCAAGCTGCAGGCCGACCTGAAGGCACAGGCCGATGGCTTTGCCTTCGACAACGCCCTCGACACTGCCATCCTCGGCAAGAAGGGCCGCAGCGTCAAGGCCGTGCGTGCCCTGCTGGACGTGGACGGCCTGAAGGGCTCTGCCGACCGCACTGCCGACATCGCAAAGGCGCTGGACGAAGCCGCTAAGGCAAACCCCTGGGCCTTTGGTGAGGACGCCCCGGCACCCGCACCCGCGCCCGGTTATCCTGTCCTGCCCGGCGGCGGTGAACCGCGGCACCTGCCCAGCGAGAAGGACGGTGTCACCGCCGCATTCATGGACCGCAACCCCGGTCTGAAAATCTGACAGCCGTGCAGCAGCACGGAGAAAGCGAGTAATTTTTATGGCACATGCAAATCAGGAACGTTGGGCCACTCTGGTGGACGCAAAGCTGCGCAACCAGCTGGTGACCCGTGATAACCTCATCTTCAACAGCCGCTACGAGGGCGACCCCACCTCCGGCAAGGTCAAGATCCCGGTCCGTGACACCGAGGTGGCCGTCAAGGAATACGACAAGGCCAACGGCATCGCTGCCGAGGCGGGCACCACCACCTATTTGGACCTGAACATCGACCACGACGAGGCCGTGAACGAGCTGATCGACGGCTACGACGCCGACAGCGTGCCGGATGACATCGTGGCCGACCGTCTGGACAGCGCCGGTTACTCTCTGGCCCTGTCCATCGACAAGAAGTCCATTGCCGCGCTGGAAGGTGCCACCGGTGCCACCATCAGCGCCACCAAGACCGCAGCCACCGAGAGCAACGCCTATAAGCTGGCGCTGGAGGCCAAGCGCGTGCTGGGCCGCAAGGGCGTGCCTGCCGATGGCCGTTTCCTCATCGCATCCCCGGAGTATCTGGAGGTGCTGATGCTGGACGAGCACTATATCAAGCAGGGCGACCTGTCGCAGGAGCTGGTGCAGCAGGGTGTTGTGGGCCGCATTGCGGGCTTCAACGTGTTTGAATCCAACAACATGGACTACGAGAGTACCACCCGCGTGACCAGCAAAAAGACCACCACCGAGTTCATTGCCGGTCACCCCAACTGGTGCCACCGCGTGATGGAGTGGCAGGTAGCCATCCATCTGCAGGACCTGTCCGGCTCCGGCAAGTACATCGGCGCATCCGCTGTGCAGGGCCGCAAGGTGTACGGCCTGAAGGTCTCCAAGCCCCAGACCCTGTACATCAAGCGCACCGAAGTGTAACGGGGTGCCTCATGACCTACGCCGAAGTGTGTGATGTGGAAGCCGGGTTCCGTGCCCTCTCCAAGGACGAACAGGAGCGCTGCAGCACCCTGCTGAGCGAGGCGGCGGTCATCATCGACGCCTATAACCCGGACGCCGGAGAGGACGCCAAACGGCTCGTTTCCTGCCGGATGGTGCGCCGCCAGCTGGGCGAAAGCGACAGCGAGGGCGGCGTCAGCTTTCCCATGGGGGCCACCCAGGGCACCGCCACCGCGCTGGGCTACAGCCAGAGCTGGACCATGAGCGGCGGCTCTTCCGGGGAGCTGTATCTTTCCAAGCTGGAAAAGAAGCTGCTGGGCGTTGGCAGCCGCGTGGGGGCCCGCAGCCCGCTGGAGGACTTATGTTGAAAGGCATCGACGTCACCCTGTACGAAAAGACCCAGACCGGCACCGACGAGGCCGACGCCCCGGTCTATGCCGAAACGCCGGTCACCGTGCACAACGTGCTGGTGGGCGAACCCTCTGCCGAGGAGATCACCACCGAGCTGCAGCTGACCGGGCGGCGGCTGGCCTACACGCTGGCCATCCCCAAGGGCGACGCCCACGACTGGAACGACGTGCAGGTGGAGTTCTTTGGCCAGCGCTTTCGCACCTGCGGTGGCGTTGTGCAGGGCATCGAACGCATGATCCCTCTGTGCTGGAACAAGAAAGTGCAGGTGGTAAGGGATGAGTAAGGTGCGCTTTGAGTTGGATCGCGCCGGGGTGCGCGCCCTGATGCGCAGCCCCGAGATGCAGGCCGTGCTGAAAGCGCGGGCCGACACCGTGAAAGACCGCTGTGGCGACGGGTACGAGGCCTATGTGGCCGCCACCCGCGCCGTGGCCGTGGTGGAGACCGCCACCCGGCAGGCCGTTGACGATAACTCGGCCAACAACACCCTGCTCAAAGCCGCCTCGACCGCACACGGCATTGAGGGCGTGCATCTCCACAAGCGCCTGAAAGACTGCCGTGCCATCCGCTACAGGAGAAAAAGATGATCGAAGAAACCATCCGCAGCTTTCTGGCCGAGCGGCTGGACGTGCCAGTCCGGCTGAGCGTGCCAACCCCGGCCCCCGCCCGCTTTGTGGTGGTGGAAAAGACCGGCTCCGGCTATGAGGACGGCATCCATAGCGCCACCATCGCGGTGCAGTCCTACGGGCCCGCCGCCACCAGCCACGACGGCACCCTGGATGCGGCCAAGCTCAACGAGCTTGTCAAGGCCGCCATGCAGGACGCCGACAACCTGCCGCAGCTTGTGCGCTGCGACCTTTATTCCGACTACAATTTCCCCGACACCACCCGCAAACGGCCCCGGTATCAGGCCGTTTTCGGCGTAGTGCATTACTGAGAACGAAAGGAGCCTTTTTTATGGCAGATGCAAAGAACGTGACCGCCGCCAAGCCCAAAGTGGGCGGTGCCATCTGGCGTGCCCCGCTGGGCACCC